AATGACCGCACACCGTTCTTCATCGGCTTCCGTGCGAGTTACAGTCTCAATGAGCAACTGAAAATCGTTCTCTTTTGCTGCCTGCTCTAATACACTGAGCGTATCGTTGTCAAGGTCGCTACCATGCTGGCAAACCAGCAATCGCAACTTTGGATTCAGGGCCATGCCAACCTTAACGCTTGCCATGATCCTCTGGCTCGTTGACGCTTGCTCAAACGGCAAACCGTTCATTAACAAGCCGTCCTCGTTTAACTCCATTCCCTCTATTGGCCACTTAGCATTTGCCACCGCCTCGGCGCGTTTATCTTGAATGTCTTTAAGTCTATCAGTAAGGTCCTGCCATTCCTTCCTAGATTTCTTTAGCTCTTGCTCTAACTCCAAGTATTTTTCGTTTTCTCGAATCTTTTTGTTGATCTGATCTGCGTCTGCAATCCTTTGCTTTACTGACTCGATGTCAGTAGTCATATCTGGCATTTCCAAAATCTCTTGCTGTATTTTAGCCTCTTGGAGTTCTGTTTCCTTTATCAGTACTCTTGTTCGCTCAAGCTTGTCCTGAAGCTCCTTTATTTCCTGTTCAATCGCCTCTTCCGACGATCGCAACCTTTCCAGCGATTCTTTACATCGGTTGGCTTGTTCAATCTTTCCCTTCTTTGCTTTGTCTTTCGCTTGCAAGTCATCCAATTCTGCAAGCAATTCTGAAATCTTGATCTCCGCAGTTGGCACGTCCTTATGTTTGCTCATCCCTTCCAACTGCGCGGCCAACTTCTTGCCATCTCGACCAACATTTGTTCTCTCGTCATACACCCGCTTGTATTCTGTGTCAAACTTCCCCAAGTCCAAACCCAAAAGTTCTTGAACTAGAGTAGCCTTTTCCTTTGGCTTCATTCTCTCAAACGCCAGCGGATCAAACGCTCTCAAAGTAAATAGCCTTTGCAAAAGCTTACGCGGTTCTGGAGCTTCTTCGCCGGTTGAATCCAATACACGAAATTCCTCAACAATGGCTCCTGATGGCTTGTGACGCAACGACAGTTCTACTGTGATGCAATCCGATTCCATAAGTTCTTCATCGCCGCTTAGCTTAATCACGACCTTCCCCCTTTTTTGCCCCTTTCGTAAGGCAATTTCTGGGTAATCGGTCATGCCAGACTTTCCGGCCAATGCCATAACAAGCGCCGTCAGCGCACTGCTTTTCCCTTGTCCATTTCTTCCGCCAACAAGAAACAAGTGACGGCCAGCCAAATCAAACCTAACGTCTTTAATGCCCAACACATTATGAGCTTCGTATTTCAATACTTGCATAAAACAGTCTCCATCAGCACGATTGACAACTAAAAACTTTTGATAATCCCAAGCCTAACAAGATCATCTTCTCGGAGGACATAATCCTCGTCGAAAAGGTGCTCTGCCAAAAACGAAAACGACTTCGCTATTTCTCGATAATTTTGCACGTCTTGCTCAAACGCTCCCAGAGGCGCGTCATGCACTATGTGGTATGGCGACTTCGAAAGACCTATTGCCATGTTTGCTGCATTACGACCAACCTTAACCGTGTCTACTGCTTTTCTCAAATCAGGCAAAGAACTCTCCTTTTCCAATGCAAGATTGCGATAGTATGTTGCTCGCTCAAGCAAAAGCGATCTAAGCTCAGAGCTAGATACCTTAAATTTCAATCCGTCCATTGTTTCATTACCTTTTATTCGCATTAACCCGAGACCAAAACATCAACGCCCTCTTGTAGATTGAACGGCAGAATAGCCCCTTTTGGCAACACCCACATCCAACGTATATCGGCGACATTCACAATTTTGTCGTGTGGTGGAAATATCTCTATCGCAATCTGATCGGGCCAAAAGTAGTCCTTGATAGCCTGCATGTCATCCCAGGTAATTGGCTTTGAAAATTCTCGCCTTGCGAACTGCGACGACGTTTTTGCGGCAGTGTGTTTTATGGCTACCATGAGAGTACCAGCCCACGGCGTATCATTACACACTGGCGTTGCGTTAGTCCATACTTGCACACAAACACCGTTCTTTCGATCAATGTAAGCCTCGTCTGGACTCTCTGGCACATGCGCTGGCAAATCTTTAATGCGTCTTAATTTTAATGGATCAATCGCCATAACTACCTTTCTTTACTGACATGATGTCAGTCAAGCCAAATCATCTGCCTAAAATCAATGTCAACAATACGCAGGCCATAATCGCCATCACCATTGACAGAAAGATGGCAAACATGCATCCTTGTGTCGCCAGTAACGACTCCTCACAAAACTTGTCCATGTCTTTTTCTTCCATAGCACATTCCTTTCCCAAAGGGCGGATAGGATTCGAACCTATCTCTACGGCACCATCCACAGCCGTCGCTAAACCAACTAAGCTACTCGTCCTACAAACTATTTTTTTAGTTCCTGTTCTCTACTGGCTACAGCCGCAAGCAGCTTGTTGGCCATTTCTGGGTCTTCTATCGTTTCGTCAGCAATCATCTTCTGAATTCTCTGCCTATACTTGGCCAGATCGTCCATTTTCATCGCAGATTTGACCGCTGCCAAAATTGAGGTAACAAGCACGTTCTGGTCTCCAAATCGTTTTTCTAGGTCTTTGACGTAAGCCACGTCATCGTACATTCCCATGAAAACGTCTGCCGAGAACCCAAGCATAGACAATGCTTTGCTTCGCGTATTGGTAATCAGCTTCTTGAGGGTTTCTTGCCCGCGAACAAACTTGTCGTCGTTTAGAATCTCAAACGACGCCTCTTTGTCTTCTACCGGATAGTAGAACTCTGCGCGAAGGATAATCGCGTACTCCACCGCTGGACCATCAGTACCAATAGCATCCATCCTGACAATCTCATACTGGATGTTTCGCAAACCCCACCTATTGCCATACGGACCCCATTTTTTCGTGGCCTCTTGTAATTGCCATTGTGGATCAATGGCCGTGAAGCGTCGCTTGCCATACTGTACAGACTTATGAAACTTCGGATCGGTCGTTTTGACCGAATCCCACAGCTTCATGTTTTCCGCATACTGCTCTGGACTAGACAAGTTCCACCCCCTTTCTGATCTTGGAAAGACGAATCCGCATCTGATCCAAAAATCGCGGAACTGAGTGCTCTAACTCGTCGATCATGTCCTCGTCGCGCTCAATACGAATAACGTGAAGCTGCAACTCGGGCGGCATCAATGGATGAAACGATATAAAATCCAACCATTGACGGCCAGTAACCCACAAATTGCCCTGACACTGCCATTGATAATGCCTGTCGACGATTTCGTTCTCCTCAATCGTCTTGACATGATTGGCGACCGTGTAAGGGCACTTGATCTCAAGCAATCCGTCATCGTCAACAAGGCAATCGGGCGATCCTCCGACACCCTCAATAGTGGGGTGATTAACAAAGCCGACCTGTTTAAGAGTAGGGTCGCCTCCGTGATGCCACTGATACAACTGACGTGCTGTAGGCTCATGTTCACGCCCCCATTCCACGTACTTGTTGTTTAGCTCTTGGCATGGAACACCGGTGAGAATCTCCCCGATCAGTTCCGCCATATAACTTAAAGCAGTCTGGCTGAAGCCATCGCCGCTTTTTGCCTTGGTCATCACATCTCCAAGGCGACTTGAAGTAACCTTCCCAAGCCTCGCCTTAAACCATTCTGGCGAACCCTGGGCAAGCTCCTCTGTTCTAATGGTCTCCATAAAATCTCCTTTCGTGTTTGACACTGTGTCAACCACGACAACAATAACAAACAAACCCCAGGATACAATAGCACCCTGGGGTTTTTTGACTTATTTTCGGAGATTTTTTAGCAATAGTTTGCTAGCTTAAAATCAGCAATTCGCCGCAAAATGGCGTCTGCTTCCCAATAGCCAATTTTTTCCTCGTGCCGGTCGCCAACTTCCAACCGAAACCTTGGCACCCCGCTTCCGGCAACGTGGCCCGCCACAATCTCCACCTCCGCCTTTTGCAAGACTGGACGTTCCCGCTCATTCCATCGCTTGCACCAAGCACAAAACTCACTTGATGTCACAATCAACTTGGCAATAGAAACCGGTCTAGGTTCTGCGTCTTCTTCGTTCCCACCCCCCGAATGGGGTGAAATGCCAAACGGGTCTTGTATCGCGTTAGGTACAGCATAAAAGACATGCGATGAATGTACGGTGGCCAAATGCTGCTCCCACGTCACCCAAAAGAAACCGCCATCCCCCTGCCCTGTTCCGTGACTGGAATGTTCCCGAAACTCGAAACGTCCTTTCTGTCGGTTGTATCGAACATGATCCAAGTGCTCGCTGTGATTGCCTGGCCCCCGATCTCCGATAAGCACGCCGTCTTTGTCAAAATTCCTCCAATTACGGCCTACGTGAATCGCAATCACTACCGGCTTGCCGCTTGCCAATGCCGCAACAACTTCCTGCTCGCTTGAAGTCGCATAGCCTTCATGCGCCCTAAATCGCAACGCTTCTTGGTCTGCGACGGCAGTGTTGTACATTCGGCGATAAATCTGCCCTTCTTTGACAGTTTTTCGCGTGGCAATACCTTGCTGAGTGATTGCCCGAAGATTTGCACCGAGAGTGCTTCCTTGATCCCTGCCGCCATTGACTAAAGAATACAGGTAATCATCCGACAAGACGATTCGCGGCTGCCCGCTTACATAACGCGCCTTTTCTAGCGCGTATGTCGCCGCGCTCGACGCGCATTTGCCCCAACCGTTCTGATTCTTGGTCCACGTATGGTCGTAATGTGCGACGCCCCCAACGCTTCTCTGGTATTCCTCGGATTCGACAATAGCAATCAATTCCGGCCTGCTTGGCAAACTGCCAACGTGCTGCCCAAAGCTCATCAACTGAGGCGGGTCCGGATCAGGCAAAAGACCCAAAGACAGTTCAATTCCGTCTGGCGTTACAACGGATTCTTTCCCGTCTTTGAAAATAACATCGCAACTACTCACCGGTAGCCTCCTTCAAAATTGACTTCAATTCATCCAATGTTTTCGGCGCAGAAAACGCTTGGTAGTTATTGGCATCCTGGCTAACAATCACCGCTGGCAATTGTTTTGCGACGGCCATGAAAGGCTTTGCTGCTGGCTGGTCAGCGTCGTAAGCTATCATCTTTATCCCGCGAGACTCCAAATAACGACGTGTTTCAATAGACAATCGCGTATTGGTTTGCGGGATTTGATTGATCGCGTCTGCCTGCTCGTACACCCACACAACCCAATCGGGTTTAAGTTTTGGCGCTGGCTTGGGGTCAGGCTTTGGCTCAGGTTTTGGCTCAGGCTTTGGAGGCGGAGGCTCCGGTATTGAATCTCCGCCTTGGACAATCTTTAGGATTGTAGAATCTCCAGAAGTCAACAAATAGTCTCCTGGTGGGGCCGCAAACACCGTATGTGTTTCCCCTCTGTCAAAATGTTCTTCTGGCAAATAAACCCACGTCACCGTTCCAGCAACGACGTTGGCATATATCGCCTGAATTTTAGCTCCAGCAGGATGATTGACCCTAACAGGTCGATCACGCCTAGCAACTGACGGAGATTCTACTTTGTATTTGGCCGCCTCCTGTGCATTGGCTGACAAGCAGCACAAACCAAACATGAGCGCCACAACACATTTCAACACGATTTCTCTCCTGTCTAAAAACAAACAAACTTTACAAGCTTACAGCTTCGCCTAAAGTGATTTCGTCGCCTTCACCATTGATGCACACTTGGCTGTCTCGAATGATGTCTAAGATTTCCTTGACGATAGAAACCGCTTCCTTTAGATCAATGCAGCCAAGAATTTCCATGAACCCGCACGGTCCATTTGGGCATTTCTTGCAACCTTCGAGCAACGCGACAATTCGTTTGCCGACTTCTACAATTCGTTTCACAGGAAAACATCGTAGAAAATGAAAAATATCAAACACCCCAAAGCTAACGCTCGGTTTATTTAGAGCAGACTCAAGCGTGTTTGCCAAAGCTATTGGCTCGTCACAGATTCCATCTGGACAATCATCATGCCACTTGGCGGTATTTAGGAAAGCCTCAAGCAACTTTACCAACATCAACAAAAACATTTTTGACATAACTTCACCCCCGTAAACAAAGGCATCAAAACCAAACCACTGACACAATTAGTATAGCCACAAAAACGGAACCAAGCCATAAGCTAATCAGCATATGCTTGCCTTAGCTCTTTTAACCGATTGCTCAGCCCTTCTTTGTAAACCACTGCTCCATTTCTAACCTCCCTCGCCGAACCACGCTTTTGCTCCCAGTTTTTAATGAGCAATCTTCTTGCTTCCTCAAAAGGTATACCAATACTCTTTAGATTTTTAACAACATCTTCTTTTTCCATCATTTTGATTCGTTCCGCTTCACTTGCCTTTAAGAAATCAATCTTAGGGCCATACGTTGAAACCCCCATACCAAGAAGCGACAGCAACGATATTGCGGTTCCTTCTGGAATTCCTCGCGATACCATTGTGTCTTTAATTTCTCGAAGACTAAGCGGAACAAACATATTCGCAACTGCTCCTATCGGCGTTACTTCCTGGCCTACCACGTTTTTCCCAGACACTATGTCAACTGCTGCGCCTGGAATGGGCGCTAGCTTGGTTCTGACGAAGTTAGCTATCACGTCTGCTGTATCATCCTGCCCGTACTTTACGCCTGGACCTCGTAAATCCACGATCTCACCGCTAGATGTTTTTTTCTGGCCAGAAACAACTCTGCTAATAAAAGTAATGACCTGTGAAAACCCTGACATTGGATCAATTCTAGTCTCGCCGATCTTGAGCTTCATAAAATCGCTAGATCGTGGGTCTAATTCTACAGTGGGCGCTTCTTCGTCATCCCCTGCCATCAAGCTACCAAGAGCAACCGCGAGCGTAAGGAAGGACGCTACGCCTACAGCGTGTCTTGCGTACTCCATGGCTATAGTTTTCTTAACCCGTCCAGACACGTTCTTGTTTGCCATTAACCAAAAGGGCAGTGTCAAATACTGGAACCTGGACAAAACATATCTCGGAGCAAAAAACACCATATTAAGCGATTCTGCCCATTTCATAGCCGGGCCAAGTTTTGACCGCCCAGTAGACACATTTATGAACATGGCAAGGACTTTCGCCTCGTCAAGCGTTACCTGCCCTCCTTTGCCAAGATTGGACACAAAATGCTTAAACAGACGGAACCTTATTCCGTTTAGGAATGTAATGTACGCCCTTGCAGAAGCCGTGACTGGAGTTAGTATCTTGCGACTTGCTTCGTTGAGCTTTGTGCCTTGCTTTCCAATTCCCTCCCTTGCCCATCTACCAGCAAACGCTTCCTCTTGTTTTGTTATGGCTCCATCTTCTTCTGTGATTTCAAGGCCAGCCATTATAGCGAATTGGTACATGGGGTCTTGCCGAATAGCCTCAGCAGTCTCAAACTCGGATTTCGCGCTAAGCATGGCCCCCAGCATTTCTTTTGCCGCTTCTTTCGCAAGAACAGGATGAGAAAACACTGCCGTTCCTCCCTGCTTAAACACAGCCGACAAGTCAACAGATGTCATTAAAGCTCTGGACAAGTTTGCTGTCTCTTTAGTGTAGTCCCATGCCCTTTCCGCCGGACTCATGTTTTCCAATCGATATTCTCTAGCCTTGCGGAAAAATTCGGTTTTCACTTCCTTGATCCGCATCTTCAAGTCTACTTCTTCTTGACTTAGATTTCTTGGCTGCTTCTTTGGTCTTGGTTCAAATTCCCTGTTGGCAATGCGTTCTTGGTAATCTGCCAAAAGATTCAACAAGTAGGCTTTGTAAGCCTTTTCTGATTGCTCCGCTTTTCGATTGGGATATTTCAAATCAAGAATAACTTCCCTCTGCGCCCGCAGAGCCTTAATCCTATCTCTTTTGGCTTCTATCTCCGGCGTAGACACCTTTACTGACTTCGTGTCAGTAGTAACATCACCCGTCTTAATCTGCCGCTCTAAGCTTGCAATAACCATGTCCAACGCTCGTTCTGAGGCTGCAATGCGCTGTTGCTCCGTCTGTTTAGGCTTCGGAAACATCTCCCTGTAAATTTCCAGCAACGCAGCTTTTTCTTTGCGCAGTTCAATCAGCTCCTCATCCGGCACTAGCTCAGTCTTTGTGCGAACAATCTTTTCTCGCCGGTCTATCTGATATTGCAAATCTTTAATTCGGTTTCTTGTTGCTGTCTTGGCCGCCGCAAGCGCCGTCCTTAACTGTGCTTTCTCGTCTAGTACAACATAGCCGCCTCGTCGCTTAGCTTCATTAACTTCCGCTATCAGCCTTCTTTCCTCATCGCTTATCTTGCGACGTTCATAACCTGTTGCTGCCGGAGCAATGCCTTGGCGCATATCCTCCAACTTTGCCAACTGCAAAAGCTGACCTTTGATATCGCGCAGAATCTCATCAATAGGATTTTCCGACAATGGAAAGAATTGGCCGTAGCCACTTATCGCATCCATTGTTTCCCGCCTGGTTATCTTTGGAACAATCTCCATGAGAGATAAATGAACGCCATCAACAATATCGTCTCGATTTCGTATGCCCGACTCAATTAGCGTCCTTGCCATATCTCTAGCCAATCGACTTAAACCAACAGCATCGTTTTCGTCCACGTTAGGAACAGGTATAAAGCCTTTTCCGACAGCTAAATCCCAGGCTTTCTTGAAGGCAGCTCTTGCTT